TGATGCTCTTTAAAAAATGAATTACAATATGGAGGGTGAACCGGACAGGCGTGCCGGGCTCGCCTTGAAAGCGATGCGAACCGGTAACGGTTTGGACTTCGAATGTGCCCGCCCTCCTCCAGAATTACATAATATTTTTTGGTCCGGAGTAGCACAGCGGTAGTTGCGTCTGACTTAGAAAACAGAAATCTTATAAATAAGTATATGGAGGAATCTAATATGCTTATTTGTAAACACTGTGGTAAAGAATGCAAAAATGAAAATTCTTTGAGAAATCATGAAAGATTATGTAAAGAGAATCCTAATAGGCAATTCACACCTTTTCATAATCAAGATTTTCAACGATCGAATAACGAGAATCAATATACTAAAGCGAAAAGATTAGGACTCGAACTTCCGGTAGTTAGCGAAGAAACCAGGGCGAAACTTAGAAAATCCAATGCTAGTAGAACGCCAGAATGGAATAAAGAAAACGGAAAGCGTATTTCTGAAACAATTAAAAAGAAAGTGAGAGAAGGAACTTGGCATACTTCTTTAGCAAGACATATGCATATCGATTATAATGGTGTTGATTTGCATGGTTCTTGGGAATTGAAGTACGCGCAATATTTGGATGCTAATAATATCAAGTGGATTAGAAACAAAGACTCGTTTCACTACGAGTTTGAAGGAAAAAGTAGAAAATATACCCCAGATTTTTATTTGCTAGAATCGGATGAGTATATCGAGATCAAGGGTTACAAAACCGAAAAAGATGAGGCGAAGTGGTCTCAGTTTCCAACACATAGGAAACTGGTTATATTGATGAAAAAAGAATTGGAAGATTTAAGTGTAATTTGATGACCGGTACCGTTCTAGGTGAGGCGGGTCTGACTGTTAATCAGAAATAGATTGGTTCGAATCCAATCCGGTCAGCAAATTACATTAAAAGTACCTGTAAGTTTAGTAGAGCTCTGTTAGTTAAACGGTATAACACTTGATTTGTAATCATGGATCGGCGGTTCGATTCCGTCACAGAGCACCAATAGTTTATAACTCGGATTCGCCTAGCCTGGTATGGCACCTCATTTGGGATGAGGAATAACGGGGGTTCAAATCCCTCATCCGAGACCACTTTTATGTATTAACGGGGAATGGGACTGCTTGGGGTGGTCGCCACACTTGCAATGTGGATATTCAGATCGGTTCGAATCCGATATTCTCCACCATAGAATAGAAAGGGCCTTTAGCTTAATTGGTTAAAGCAGCGAACTCATAATTCGTTGAGTATAGGTTCAAGTCCTATAGGGCCCACCAGATGTTTTGTCAAGATTACGCGAGATTAGTTTAATGGTAAAACCACTGCCTTCCAAGCAGACGTTAGGAGTTCGATTCTCCTATCTCGCTCCAAAGGATAATATATGTTAGAATGTTTAATTGTAGGCGACAGTATTGCAGTAGGAACAGCTAACGTAAGGAAAGAATGCGTTAGTTACAGTGTTATTTGATAATGTAATCAAGTATATTATTTTAGGAGAAACAAAATGAATAACAGATTTTGGAACAGTAAGAATCCCAACCAAGGGAATTTTAAAAAAGTGTTGTGTGTTTGTTCTGCTGGCTTGCTTCGATCTCCCACGGTTGCGTGGATTCTTTCAAATCCACCGTTTAACTTCAACACTCGCGCAGTCGGTGCTTCGCCGTCGTTTGCACTGACGCCGATCGATGATGTGTTTATTGAGTGGGCAGATGTGATTGTTTTTGTGTCTGATGGAAATGAAGCTGAGGTGTCGGCGCGTTTTGACATCAGCAAGAAACATGTTGTCACGTTGAATCTTCCTGACGTGTTTCAATTTAGAGATCCACGTCTTGTTGAAATAGCAACAGAGCAACTGACACAGGCTTTCAAAGAGCTTGACGAAGAACAACAAAAGTTAGATAAAGAAGCTGGGTTGGTTTGAGAGGTTAGACATCGCTCTTACAAAGCGAATGATGAAGGTTCGAGTCCTTCACCCAGCACCAAAATTTGCTCCTGTAGTTAAATGGTATAACAGTTCTTTTTTGGACAGTTACTAGCTCGAATCTAGTTGGGAGCTCCAGATTTGTTTTGACGGGCGTATTGTTAGCAGACGTGCTAACTACACGGCATCATTGGACCATCAACGAAGCCTGACATAAGCCTGACAATGGTTAAGGACGGCCGCAACCGACTCCAAAATTAGTCTTCAGTCAAAACAAACATATTAGGATGGCTACAGCAACACAATAGACTACCAAACTGCTAATTTGTCATAGTCGACAAACCCATCCTGTTAATTCAATGCCCCCACCGGCGGATTTCCGGCGGCAGGACTTCTAATCCAGCTTGAGAGGGTTCGACTCCTTCTGGGGGTGCCAATAACGCTATTTTGAGGTCAATGGAAGCCTACTGTTTTGGTAAAACAGATGAACTGGATCGTAACCAGTAGATAGCACCAGTTGACTTTTTAAAATAAATATCATACAATAACAAAATTGCCCCTGTAGTTTAATGGTAAACACTGAGCTTATACCTCGGCATAGGCGCCAGATTAGCGCACGTTGGGGGTTCGAGTCCCTCCGGGGGTACCAAAATTTAACGGAGAGCAATAATGAGTAACCTAATCTTAACGTTGAACAGCGGTGGGCAACCACACAGCTGGATGAAATGGCAAGACGCGGTCACATTGAAATGCAAAGGTCTTGTTGCCTGGGAATTTGGTGATGAAGACTTCTTGTTCCATGGAGGTGTTTCTCGCATGACTGGAGAAAGATCAAAAGTGGACGTTGCATCTATTATTGCGATCAAATCAAAGTTTCACTACGAGAACAGGGTTCCAACATTATCAAACAAGAACCTTTTCAGACGCGATCTAAATTTGTGTGGTTATTGTGGTAAGAAGTTCAAAGACACTCAACTGACAAACGATCACATTACACCTGTCAGCAAGGGTGGCAAGAACACCTGGACCAACTGTGTAACTGCATGTGTTAAGTGTAATTTTGCCAAAGGAAACCTGCTTCTTGATCAGTGTGGTATGCAGTTGCTTTATGTTCCATACGTACCAGACAAAGCAGAGGGTTTGATTCTTCAAAATCGAAACATTCTTGCCGATCAAATGCAGTTTCTGATGGACTTTTTACCGAATCACTCAAGAGTTAAACAGCTACTGTAAAATATTTTGAGTGGCTGGTTGATTTTACGAAAAAAAAAGATATATAATCTCTTGGTCTAAAAATTTAGAAAGGCCCTTCGGGGCCTTTTTTGTTGTTGACTTTTGAATGTCCATATTGTATCATGTATATGTGGACGTTAAACAACATCTTCAAGATGTAAGGAAAATTAAATGAAACAAAAATTTGACTGGTGGTTGAAATGGATCTCGACGACAGTTCTTATTGTTGGGGCGTTGTTAACGAGCTTCGACATAACCCCGTGGAATAAATGGTTTTCGTTTGTTGGTAATTTTGGATGGATGATTGTTGGTTATATGTGGAAGGAGATGAGTCTAGTAATTATTAGTATGGTCATATCTATAATATATATTATCGGTGTAATTCAATAGGAGATCGTGATGGAAAATGAAACAAAAATTGAAAGCAAAGTTGCTGTCAGTCGTGCATTAGATTTTTTTCGTAAATCACTGAAAAGTATCGGATCGTTGATTATCGCAATCATCATTATTGTTATTGTGTCGTTGGGAACAACAATGGCTACAGATTATTTCAAGCGGGCAAACGATGTGAAAAAGGGTGGTTTTCAATCGAAATTGTTGTGGAGCAACGTTGGGCAGTGTTTCTATGCTGAGCTTGATGATTTTAATAAATACTATAAAATAACAAGAGTCGAAGACTGTGATAAAACAAAATAAATGGAAAAAACACGGTTAATCACATCGTTAGAAACTGTACTATGCGAAGGATGGTATGTTAACGCATCTATAACGTCATTTGGCGTTATATGCCTCGTGATGTATAATCCTGAGTCTGAGCAATGCTATGTTCGATTCTTTGATAATGAGAAACAAGCAAACAAATTTGTTGATCGAACTATAGGAAAGCAGATGTCTTGAATGATTTAAAGCCCCTTTTGGGGCTTTTTCTTTTTATAAATACAGGGTAAACTTCACATAGGAAATTGCAATGATACGTTTTTTATCCTTTTTAAAAGAGTGCATTGCACCATCGAGCGCGTCAACACATATTTTTTCACAACTTATTAGCGAAAGAGATGCATCAGCTGCACTAGAGGCAGCTAACCGTATCAACACTCTCAAATCAAAAGTATATGAACATGAGACTGTGCTCGCTATCCATGATAAATCAGGAGCAGCAGGTAATACTAATCCCGAGTACCAAGCAAAAATAAAAAAACTTCGAGATGGACACGAAGCCAATAAATTGGCACTGCCTGATAAAGTAAAAGAGTATACTATTAGTGCAGCTCATAAATCAGCAGATTCTTATCTACAGAGTTTACAAAAACAGGGTATTCGTAAAGAAGATATTTCTGAAGTTCATCATACTGGTAGTGGTATTAGTAAGCATGTTGGTGAAAAAGTAGATCGTTCTCAAAATCCTCATGATCTCATAGTAAAGACAAAAAAAGGTCAAATTCACGGCGCTTCATTAAAAGAAACATCCGGTACGTTAAGTAATAATGGGGTTGGTAAATTTGCTGCGCATGGTCACGATACTACAATTGGCCACAGCACTTCAAATATTTGGGACGAGGGCAAATCAAAAGCTGGTTTAAAAGGTTTAACAGACACACAAATAAAAGAAAAACAAAAAGATCCGAAAGTAGTGCAAGCGTATAGAGAAACGCAGCATGCTGCTGCTAGTCATCATACTGAATCGTTCAATGCTGCTACACATAGGGATAAAACAAAACATCTTGAAATGTTAATGAAATTGGGTTACCACAAAAAAGCTCCTTATGATTATGTCAATGCTGAAAAAGGCTCCTCTACACCCATAGAAGATTTACAACATGCGAAGTTGTTGAGGAGTGCAAAGAAATTAACAGCTACGCAAAGTGGCAGCTTGGTTCATATACATAATGAAAAAGGTAATAAAATTTTAACAGTAGAACATAGATCCACACACGGTCCATTCAGACACAATCAAGTCAACGCAAAACTGCCAAGTATAAAAAATGATTAGATTTCTTTCTTTTGTCACCGAAGCCTCTTCACTCGACAACAAAGAGCTCGGCCACCTTTCTCATGTGAAAGACATACCACATGAAGATCCCTCAAAAACAAGAGAAGCTGTTCAATTGCTCAAAGACTTTCATCAGCACAAGCTCGGCAAGGGTAACAAGGTTACTGGTCAGCTCAAGGTTGATGGTGGATCTTCTGTTGTCGTGGGCCATGATGAAAAAGGAACGTTCGTGTCTGATAAACACAGACACCAAGCAGGGAAAGTAGCAAGAACCCCTGAAGAGGTTGATCAACATTTTGGTCACCATCCTAGTTATGCTGCCCAAATGAAAAACGTTCTTGATCATGCACACAAGTTTGTCAACAAAGGTCACACAATTCAGGGTGATCTTATGTTTACTGAGCACGACAAAGACAAACAAAGCACAACACCGAACAGAATAACGTACGGTGCTAAACACAATGCAAAAATTGGCTTAGCAGCACATACAGAAATTACGAACGGCGTTGCTCACGCAATAACACCAGGAGCAATAACAAAACACAAAGATGTTTTTGTTCCTCAATCTGATTATAAACCAAATCCTTCAACATACACATCTGAACATCAAAAAGCAGCAGAGACCCATATTGCAGCCGCTGAAAAGTTAATTGGTCAACATACAACCAAACATTTAACACCTGAACACGTTAAACACTTCACATCATATATTGGACAATCAGTGCAAAAGAATTCTCCTCCGACCGTTGAGGGCTATAAAAAGTTTCTTTCCGAAAAAGGGAAGAAAGAATCCTCGAAGCTTAAAACACCAGCTGGCCAACAAAAGAAAACAAACGAATATAATGCTCATATTCAGCACGTTGATGATAATGCTGAGCATTTTCAACGCACTATAGATATTAGGCATCATTTAGGGCAAGCCACCGAACACCTATTGAAAGATGTTCACCACCCTGATATGACAACAAGTATCGATAAAAAACCATCAGCAGGTGAAGGTATCGTTCTTCTTAAAAAGGATAAAACGAAGGCAAAGCGTCCTGTCGCTAAGCTTGTCCCTCAAGAAATTTCTCATGCCATCAGAAACAATCCAAGGTTTGTATGATGAAAAGATTCTTATCATTTATTAAAGAAACATTACAAAAAGAAAAACACGCTGTCCTTCTTTTTGGAAGGATGAATCCTCCAACGTCGGGTCATGAAGAAAACGTCAATGCTGTTATTAGCCATGCAAAAAAGATTGGTGCTGATGCTCACATCGTCGCTTCACGTTCGACCGGAGCAAAAACAAAGAAGGGCCCAAACAAGGATCCACTAACACCCGTGCAGAAAGAAAAACATATGAAGCGTGCGTTTCCTGGTGCCCACGTTTCTGTTGCTGATGCGGAACATCCTTCAATCTTTCATCAAGTAAAAAAACTTCACAAAATGGGATATACACATATCACAGTTGCAGGGGGAAGTGATCGTGCTGGCGAATACGAAAAAATCAAACAATATCATGGCCCAGAAGGCAAAGATGAAGAACATCGCTTTAAGTCTGTCAATGTTTTAAAGACAGGAGAGCGTAAAGCGGGAATCTCTGGTACGGATATGCGTGCTCATGCAGAGAATAATGATTATGAAAGCTTCAAAAAACACCTTCCATCAAAGATAAAAGCAAACGAACAACATGCACGTGAAGTGTTCAGTGATGTGAGAAAAGGACTCGGAAAGTGAAACGCTTCTCAGACTTTCTGATTAATGAAGAAGCAAGGGCTCTTCATGTTTATGACATTGACGATACACTAGTACATCCTACAGCAAAAATCAATGTTAAGAATAAGAAGGGGGAGGTCGTCAAGACCCTCGACACACATGAATATGCAAAGAGCTCGAGACGTCCGCTCCCGGCTGGACATTCGTATGACTTTGGCGAGTTCAGATCAGCAGAAAAGTTTTCAAAAGAATCAAAGCCAATTAAGTCAATGATCAGTCATGTCCGTTTGATTTCCACATCAAAAGGAAACAAGGTGATTTTCAACACTGCACGTGCAAACCTTGATGACAAGGAAAAGTTTGTTGGGGCTTTCAAAAAGCACGGTGTCAACATGAACAATATCCATGTGATTCGTGCTGGCAATGTTAAAACAAAAGAAAGTGGCCCCCAGAAAAAAGCAAGAATTACAAATGGATATATAAAAACGCACAAACCAAAAGAAGTTCATATGTATGATGATGACACAGGTAATCTTGATCATTTTTTAAAGCTTCGTGAAAAGCACCCTACAGTAAAATTCTACGCACATCATGTACAACCTGACGGAACAATGAAGGCTTACAATGGTAAAGACGTTTAACGAATTTTTTAAAAAATCACAGCCACAGACGCTTGATGAGAATTACAAGCCTGTTGTTGCACCGACTGCACAACAGCTAGGGATTAAAATGAAAGGTGGATTTGCTTTTCATCCTTCCGTAGTTGAAGAAGAGGAACAAGAAATACTTCCTGCAATCAAATTGAAAAAACAGCGAAGAGATTATGAATAATGGCCCAATTTAGAACAGATACACAAAAACTTGATGGTCCCAGTCTTGTCAGTCGGTATGAAGTATCGATGCTCAGTGATAGATTGTCTCCTTCTGGAACATTGACAGACGCATTTGGAAGATTAAGAACATCAGCTCCGTTGACACTGTTTGATAGCAGTCACAGATTTGCGGATAATGGGTTGTGGGCCACATCAAACACAGCAGGAGCAACAAGCACTTTTGTTAGCAATCAGAGTCATGTTGCCATGACTGTTGACACAACGTCTGGCCACGAGGTTGTTCGTGAAACTCTAAAGGTATTCTCATATCAACCAGGGAAATCTTTGCTTGTGCTCAACACGTTTGCGATGGAACAACCAAAAACAAATCTTCGACAACGTGTGGGATATTTTAACGATCAAAACGGTATTTTTTTAGAAAACGACGGTGTTACAAATTATTTTGTATTAAGGACGTATACTTCGGGAGCGGTTGTTGAAAGACGTGTTGCGCAATCTGACTGGAGTTTTGATACGTATGATGGAAATGGATATTCCGCACAATCATCCAATGCTGAACATAGATCAGGTATTGATGTATCAAAAACAAATATTCTGTGGTTTGATATAGAGTGGTTGGGTGTAGGGGATGTTAGATGTGGATTTGTTATAGATGGAACAATGAAAACAGCCCACATTTTCCACAACGACAATATCAACACATTGCCATACATGACAACAGCCTCGTTACCTTTGCGCTACGAAATTAAAAATGTTGGAACAACTGCCTCTTCGAGCACATTGAGACAAATTTGTTCGACTGTGATTTCAGAAGGAGGATATCAATTAGCAGGTCTGCAACAAGGTATTGGTACACCAATAACAACTCCTTACACTCTCACAACTGCTGGTACATATTATCCATTAGTATCATTACGCCTCAAATCTTCTCCGAATAGATTAGACGGAGTTGTAATTGTGACAGCACTATCGATGGTTCCAAAAGCAACAGCGTCGTCTTTTTTTAGTTGGCAATTGAAATCAGGTGGAACGACAACTGCAGGAACATGGGTAAGTGCAGGAACTGATAGTTCTGTTGAATACAATATAACAGGCACCGGCTACTCAGGCGGGAGAATATTAGCAAGTGGATATACTGCTGCTTCCAATCAGGTGTCAAACAACATAGATGTTCTCAAAGAGGCTTTGTTTAGAACACAGCTTGAGAGAAATGGTTTGACAAGCACGCCTTATGAAGTGACATTGCTTGCTGCAGCAAGCACAAACACAGAACAAGCATATGGATCAATTGACTGGGAAGAGATTACTAGATAATCTTTGACAAGCAATCGAACAAAAAGGAATGAAAATGGCAACAAAACAACCACCTGAAATTCAAAAGAAAATCCCTAAAAATAAACAAATACCACTCAACAAGATGGGCGATGTTGTTGTTATTAATCCTGAGAAAGAGAATCCAATTAAAGAAGCAGCAGTGCTTAGTATCCAGCAGAGAATTAAAAGGTCAATACAACTTAGACATAGATTGGCAAAAATCAAAAAAGCACGGGAACTCGCACGTAAACGGATGGCATCAAACAAAAAAATTGGCAAAAGATCGAAATCTTTGGCAAGGAAATTGACCAAACGTAAATTTGCTGGAAAAAAATCTTATAATTCACTATCAACAGCAGGTAAAATTGCTATTGATCGTGTAGTCAATTCAAAACAAGCAGCTATAAAGCGTCTTGCAGTTAAATTGTTACCTAAGGTCAGAGGTGCTGAACGAGTGCGGTTGAGAACTGGAGCGGCCGCTTCCGTATATGAATCTACAAACCCAATAATCAATTTCATTAGTCGTAAATATGATGTATTGATTGAAAAAAACAGTGGCCCAAAATAAAACAATAAATAATGGGAAAAGGCAGTAATTTACTGCTAAATGGAGAAACTTTAATGGAACCGCTGATTGAACAAATGAAAAAAGTATTGGCTGATACCTTTGCTTTTTACCTCAAAGCTCATTACTTTCACTGGAATGTCCAGCACAGTGATTTTTTTATGTACCACCAATTTTTTGAAACGATATACAAAGAAGTCTATGAGGCGGTTGATGGTATTGCAGAAGAAATTAGAGCTCTTGGGGGGTTTGCTCCTGGTTCATTTACAAGATATATGCAACTGTCGTCGATTGCTGATCAAACTGGACTTCCTTCTGCTGAAGAAATGGTCAGCGAATTGTATAATGATAACAACACTGTTATTGGAACTTTGCTTGAAACATATAAACAAGCTGAACATTCAAACGAAATAGGTTTAACAAATTTTCTTCAAGATCGTTTCAACGCTCATAAAAAACATAGTTGGATGTTGCGGTCATCAATGGCAAAAAGCAAATGAAAACACTAGAATCACTAATTAGAGAAGTCCTGCTCCGTAAAACGGAAACAGGTCAATACACAACCCTCGAGAATGCTATTCGTAAAGTTGTTGAACAACAGGACACCAAACGTCCTGTACGGATAGAAAGAGATCCAAACGATCAGCTAGTAGTTGGTGCGTACAGGACACAACATTTTGAAATGTCGCCTGAAGCACAGAAGTTGTTTACATCACTTCCTCGAACAGCAGATCTTAACACTGCTGAGAAGATAGTTGTTCTTCACGATCAATTGTTTGCACTAAAAAAGCTTCTGATGATGCAAGGTGGCGCATCAGAAGATGACAAAATCCAATGTCAGCAAATCGTTGATAAAATAATGTTTCTCGCTAAAAAGATGAAGTTACAAGATAAACTTCAATATCTTGATAAAGAATTGAAACAAATAAATAGTCTTGATCCGATAAAAGATCCTTCTGTGACGATTCCGAAGGAACGCACTGCAGAGATTGAGGATAAAGACATAGACAATTCTAAACTTCCTATTTCTCATGCAATGAAAATGCAGAGGAAATTGAAAATCATTGATAACGACTAGGAGAAACTGATGTATTCTAATAAAAACTACAATTTATCTGACAGCCTTATAAAGGCGGCTCGGCAGGCAATGACTTCCGGGCCAGTTGCTCTGACAAAGGTCGAAGCTGAATTGTTTGAGGCTAAGAAAAAGAAGATGGCATCAAAAGAACAAGCTGCTGCAAAACAACCAAAAGATCCATCGTGCTAACAGTTAATTTTACAAAAAGCTAAATATAACAAGGTTTAAAAAAAAGGAGCAAATCATGCCATTATGGGGTAATAAAGATGCAGCCAGCAATTCCACGCTGTATGCACTTTCACAAGTAAAAAAGACAGCAAACTCACAAAATCAAACAAATTTGTTTGGTAATGTCACTGCTGGTGCAATTAAATCAGGTGTTGCTGTTGGTCAATTCGGTGTTGATGTAAATGAAGCACGTGTTGGATTGGCTAATGTGATTTCGTATGTGATCACATCAAGTGGATCAGGTTATATTGCAAACGCTGCAGTGACAATTGCTGGCGGTGGTGGATCTGGAGCAACATCGAACGCAACTGCAAACTCGACAGGCAGAATCTCTGCTGTCAATGCTAATCAAGTTGGTTCTGGTTACACGTCGAAACCGTCTGTGACAGTTGCTGCTCCTTCTGTTGTTCTGTTTGCTGGAAACACAGCAAATGTAAACACAACGACAGACGTCATTGAAATTGGTGCTAACGCTGGGTTTTTTGTCAATGGTGACATTGTTACCTATACGGTTGCCGCAGGTAATACAGCGATTGGTGGTTTGACAAATAATGCGCAATATTACATTGTTAACGCATCTTCGACAACAATTCAATTGTCGCTATCACCAACTGGTTCTGCTATTAATCTCACTTCGGCTGCTGCAACAGCTCAGGCAGGTCACGGGATTCAAGGTCAAACAGCAACTGCCGCAGCAGTGTTGAACGGTGGTGAAACAGTTGGTGCAACAGCTGGTTGGAATCTCCGTACAGTTGGTACCGGTGGCCGTGCTGGTCGTGTTCAATACGAGTGTCTTGTTGCAATGAGGTCGATTTCGACTGATGCATCTGATGACACTGTTCTTCCAGATAGCTAATATTTAAATGCCGTCAACGACTACAAAAGTTTCTGAATTGACGTCTTTGACGAATGCCTCGTCAGATGATCTTCTTTTGATTGTTGATGATCCTTCTGGGTCTCCTCAATCAAAGAAGATCACTGTGGGCAATCTGTTCAATGTGTCTTCGAATGCGGCGTTCAGTGCTAATGTTGTTTTCAATGCAAATGTTGCTTTGAAATACAGCAACACACCAGCAAATAGCACAATTTCTGCTCAGCGGGGAACTATTTTTTATGATTCGAATTACATTTATATTGCTGTTGCAAACAATACATTGAAGAGGGTCGCGCTAAGCTCATTCTAATGATTGAAAAACTTGATGAAAGCAATATATTATTGTATGCAGCAAAGCACTATAACAACACTCAATGCTGTGATACAATTGAATTTTATGAAGATCTTAATAGATTAAAATATATTAAAAGATTGTTGAATAAATATGTCGAGTCGGGTGATTTAAAGGAAAGATTGATTTTAAATCACCTGACTGTTTTGTACAATGTGTTTGGTGTAGAACCGACAACAAGAATGTTGTTTGTTAAATTGCAAAATCAATATCATCTGATCAAACCGTTTCTTGTTTTATTAGGAACTCTACCAGAACTTGTTTGCAATATAGGTATACATAATGAGACAATTTTCACTGAAGGGATTCCTTCAGATAATAACATAGAAAAAATACTCGAGAGAATATAATGTCACATATTCCAAAAACCGAATTAGATTCTATTAAAAATAGAAAAATTCCTGGAACTAATGAATACATCGATTTGTTTCTTGTTCAACAGTTTCTCAAGAGAATCATTCTACCGTTTGATAAATGGCCTGCCTACCAATTAGGAATAATTGATGAAAAGGGTAAGGTGTTGAAGCAGAGGTCTTCTTTAAAAACAAGAGAAGAGCGACAAGCATGGGGTTATTACGACATTGTTGTTGCAAACCTAAAAAAGATTCTCGCAAAGGTGCCCGGTGGAGGGTCAAAATTAGTTTCGATTGCTGCTGCGTATTTTCTGTTCAAAGAGCACAAGAATTTTGACTGCACAAACGAGATGCTGTTACAAGAACATTTCGTCAAGAAATGGAAAGCTATCACAGAAGAAGTTGCAGCAAACATGACTGGTAATCCGATAGCAGGTACAGAACCGCAAAATCCTACTGTAACTGTTCGTAAAAGAAAAAACAACGTGCTTCAATTGCTAAAACGAAAATTGCCGAGATAAGACATGTGGCAGATTGAAACAATGGTGTCGTGGCTACCAACTGATTATCTAATTTATATCACACATATTACTGTTATTGTTAGCTTGTTGGCAATCATATTGCTTTCTGTATTTAAAAAAATCCCTGTTGTTGATAATTATGCAAGGGTGTTGCAGCCTTTGTTTTTGGTGTTTTTCATTGTAGGTGTATTTTTTGAGGGAAGTTTATATCAGAAAACTTCATACAGTAAAAAAATAGCTGAAATGGAAAAGAAAGTCAAAGATGCAGAAGAGAAATCTCGACAGGTCAATGAAGTAATTAAATATGTTTTTATTGATAAAGTCAAAGTAATCCAGCAAAAAGGTGAAGATAATGTCAAATATATCGAGACGGTTGTTACAAAATATGATAATTTGTGTACCTTGTCTAACGCTGCTGTGTGGGTGCATAACAGTGCCAGTCAAAACAAAGTGGCCACAGGTGCCGGAAGAACTGATGAAGGAACCTCCGATGTTAAAATCAGTGAGCTCCTCAAAACAGTCACAGACAATTACACCACTTACTACCAAACAAGAGAGCAAGTGATTGGATGGCAGGAGTGGTACAAAGAACAAAAGAAAATATTCGAAAGTGTCAAATGAAATCATTCAAGCAATTTCTAATACAAGAGAAGCAAACGTCTGATCAAAAAGATCCGTGTTGGAACGGTTACAAAGTTGTTGGAATGAAGACAAAAGGTAAACGTAAAGTCCCTAATTGCGTGCCTGAAGAAACCCATGTAGTAGAAGAAAAAACACCAGCTTGGCAGCGTAAAGAAGGTAAGAATCCTGAAGGTGGTCTAAACAAAAAAGGAATTGCTTCTTATCGTAGAGATAATCCTGGTTCAACGCTTTCGACTGCTGTGACAACACCACCGTCAAAGTTGAAAAAAGGTTCTAAAGCTGCACGTCGTCGCAAATCGTTTTGTGCTAGGATGTCAGGAATGAAATCAAGACTCACGTCAGCTAAAACAGCACGTGATCCAGATTCCCGTATTAACAAAGCCTTGAGAAAGTGGAATTGCTAATGAAAAATATAATTATTGCGGTATTATTTTTTACACTGTCTGGTTGTTCTGTTGTTCAACCGTTTATCGATCGTTTCAATATCGCTCCATTTGATAATAATGAATATGCATTAATCAATAAACTAAGAACTACAGCAATTCAAGCAAAGCCTCGCTGTGATGTTTCAGTTTTACCTCCTTTTGCTATTGAAGACTATATCAGTGAAATGTATAATATAGCGTTACTGTTGAGAAATTATAGTGAATATCTCCCAAAAAATGATCAAACAATAAAGCCAGTTGGGCTAGTATTTCAAATGGTGAGTGATTTAAAAAATAGATACGAAAAAGAATCTAAAATCAATAAAACATATTGCCAGTTGAAAATACAATCGATTATCGAATCATCTGTATCAATTCAACAAGCAATAGGAAAGAGGCCACGATAATGAGTTTGCAAACCCTTGCTTTACAAGCTGATCAATTGATGAAGGAATATCAGGCTGGGAACATCACTGCTGACGAATATAAAGAATTAATAAATACGATGAATATGGTTCAAATCGTTAATGAACAAACAGCATCACTTGAAGAAAATATTCAATACAGGGCTATAATTTTGGCGGCAATAAATATAGCTGTTGCTTTAGCATAAGGAGCGTGCATGTCTAATTTTACATTTGATTTTACAGCCAATCAATTACGACAAATTCTTAAAGGCAATCAATTTGTCGATGAATGGTATGCTGCTCTGTACGCAATTCTTCCTGAGTATGAAATCCACACACCTCGTAGAGTAGCAGCTTTTGTTGCTCAATGTGCTCATGAGAGCATGAATTTCAGAGTGTTGAAAGAGAATTTGAATTACCAAGCTGCCACATTGACAAGAATTTGGCCATCGTTGTTTCCTCCTGATGTAGCACAAAGATACGCTTCCTCGCCAAACAAACAGCAAATGATTGCTAATCGTGCCTATGGTAACCGTATGGGCAATGGTTCTGAAGCTTCAGGAGATGGCTGGAAATTTTGTGGGCGTGGCCTGATTCAATTGACTGGCAGAAACAATTACGAAGCATTTGCTGATTCAATCGAAACCCCTGTTGAAGAAATTCCTGATTATTTAATGACATATGAAGGAGCTGTACAGTCTGCCTGTTGGTTCTGGGAAACAAACAACCTTAATCGATGGGCTGATGCTGGTGATATTGTCACATTAACGAAACGTATTAATGGGGGAGTATTAGGATTAGCAGATAGACAGAATCATTATAACCACGCATTACACATTTTTGAAGGATAGCCATGGCTGAAGAACAAACAAAACCATCAGAAGATTGGATGAACAAAAAATGGCGGCCAATGATGGGCTGGACATATATGGGAACTTGCATCGCGGATTTTGTTATATTCCCTATTTTGTGGAGCCTGTTGCAAGCTATTCTTAAACAACCCGTGACAACGTGGCAACCACTGACATTGCAAGGTGCAGGATTGTATCACGTTGCTATGGGTGCTGTTCTTGGTATCGCAGCATTTGGTAGAACCCAAGAGAAGATAAGTGGAACTGCAGTTGTACCAGGACCGTTGCCTCCACCTAGCGTGCCTGCAGTTGTTGCACAGAATGTACCGGCACCTCAACCTGTAGTCGCACCTCCTCCTCAGACAACAGTTTCCCCAGCAGTTAGTGGAATAGCAGCTGGTAAAAAAGCACCACCCCCAGCCGAAGAACCATTGATTTAACAAGGACCGAACATGAACATCAAAACTATTTTAGTGTTGCTTGCTGTAGGAATCAATTCAATTGCATATGGTGCTGAACCAATCAAAGTTGATCCTGCTAAAACTGAACCGGTTAAAGCTGAACCAAAAAAATCTGAAAGCAAACAACCGGAAATGAAAACAGTTTGCAAACCAATGAAAGACAACAGTGGCAAAGTGTTGAAGGATAAGCAAGGCAAAGATCGTGAGCAATGCAAAACTATCAAGGTTCATAAAAAACACGAGGGCAAACCAGCCAACGTCAAAGAGCAGAAGAAATGATCCCTATGAGTAGCGAGCGTGTAACATTTGATACCCAAGACATTACCACATCAGAGAGAATAGCCGTGCTTGAGACAAAACTTGAATCATTGCAAGAAACAATGGATGAAATGCGAACCGAACAAAAGGCTCAACATGAAAGTTTATGTAAAAAGTTTGAGCAGGTGTCTGAAAGGATTAGTGTTTTGGAACGATGGAGATTCATGATTTTTGGCGGTGCTGTCGTAGTTGGTTATTTGTTGGCTCACGTGAAGGTCGAAAAACTTTTCTAGTTGATTTTTTTATTATGATTGTGTATGATCGATGTGTCGCCGATGAGGGATTACAATATGGATCATACAGATTTCAAATACATTGGGTTGATTTCAAGTCATCTACCCAATTTCAAAAAACGAAACAACGTCTATAACTGTCGTTGTCCTTTTTGTGGGGACTCAAAAAAGGACAGATCGAAGGCCCGGGGTTATATTATTGACGTTAAGGGCCAGACATTTTATAAATGTCATAACTGTGGGATATCAACAAATCTTTATAAGCTAATTGAATTTTGTGATACACAATTAGCTGACCAATATAAAAGTGAAAAATTTGTTGAGACAAGGCAGCAGAACCGGATATCGAGAATAAAACTTATCGATAAGCAGCCGGATTTCACATCGAATGCAAAGCCAATTTTTATTAAGTATTCCCCTCTCAGAGACTTACAGAAAATATCCCAGCTAAAACCAGAGCATCCAGTCAAAAAATACATTGAAAAACGGTTGATTCCGTCGAAATTTCATTTTAAATTATTCTATGCACCAAAGTTTAAATCGTGGGTAAATTCTTTCATACCTCATAAATTTGATTTAAATCAACCAGATGAGCCACGACTAGTCATTCCTTTGTTAGATAGCTACGGTAACTTTATAGGAATACAGGGAAGAAATTTTTCAAAAAACGGACTTCGATATATAACAATCATTGTTGACAATTCGAAGCCGAAGGTGTATGGTCTCGATCATACAGATTTATCCAAGACTACATATATCTTCGAGGGTCCAATTGACTCGATGTTTATTCCAAATTCTCTTGCAATGACGGGGGCAGATTGCCTTCACGCTATTGAAACTATTGGAATAAGTAAAGACAATGTTGTGTTTTGTTATGATAATGAACCTAGAAATAAACAAATTTGTGACAGAATTGAGAAAATGATTAATCATGGGTACAAAACTGTTTTATGGCCATCAGCCTTGAAGCACAAAGATGTAAATGATATGGTTGTTGCTGGTATTAAGCCTGTAGATGTCAAGTTAATGATTGACACAAATACGGTCAGTGGACTCGAAGCTAAAATGCGGTTTAGTGTATGGAGGAAATGTTGAAAGTTAAATTAATATCTTATTCACAGCAACCGGATGGGTGTCGTTGTGAGGGATCATCATTACAAGATCTCGTAGCATACTGTGCTCGAGTTTCAAACCCGTTAAATCAAAACAATGTCAGCACAAACGAAAAATTAATACGGTATTTGGTTAGAAACAACCATTGGTCGCCGTTTGAGACAGTTAGTTTGTGTATTGAAATCGTCACAACAAGAGACATTGCTCGGCAAATTCTAAGACATAGAAGTTTCAGTTTCCAAGAGTTTTCACAGCGTTACGCCAATCCGACCGAAACATTGTCATGGAGTACACGCCAAGCAAGGATGCAAGATCCTAAAAACAGACAAAACAGTATCGAGACGACTGATCACGATATTGAAATGATTTGGCAAGACAAGCAATGTGAAATTGTCGAGCAATCAAAAGCCGTTTACAATTGGGCAATCAACAATGGAATAGCAAAGGAACAAGCACGTGCTGTTCTTCCGGAAGGGTTGATTGAATCCCGTCTGTACATGAATGGTACATTAAGATCGTGGATTCATTATTGCCAATTAAGATCTGGCAATGGAACTCAAAAGGAGCACAAGGAAATAGCACTCGAGTGTGTAAACGTAATCAAAGAAGTTTTTCCATTGATTACAGAATTTGTACAACAATAATAACAAAGGGATATAAATGAAGAAAAAAGTTCATGGGGTTGAGGTTGATTTAGATAGAGATAAGTTGTTTGATGAGTTGGGCTTGAAGCGTTTGAGAGAATCATATATGAAGGACGATGAGACCTCCCCTCAAGAACGGTTTGCTTTTGTATCAAAAACATTTTCTTCTGATCTTGAACACGCACAGCGGTTGTATGAATATTCTTCGAAGCACTGGTTGTCGTATTCAACCCCGATTTTATCTTTTGGAAGATCACAAAGAGGATTGCCAATCAGCTGTTTTCTTCCTTATCTTGATGATTCATCCAATGGTCTGGTTGATACATTATCAGAAGTCAATTGGCTTTCTATGCTAGGAGGTGGAATTGGAATTGGTGTTGGTATTCGCTCTGCTGACGATAAGTCTACTGGTGTTATGGCCCATCTTAAAACTTACGATGCTAGTTGCCTGGCTTATCGTCAAGGTCGCACTCGCCGTGGTAGTTATGCTGCTTATCTTGATATTAATCATCCTGATATAACGATGTTCATTGAAATGCGGAAACCGACAGGTGACCAGAATGTGAGAGTTCTCAATCTTCATCATGGTGTCAACATCACTGATGACTTTATGAATATTATTGAGAAATCAATGGTTGATCCGACATTCGACGATTCATGGGAACTAAAAGATCCTCACGACGGTAAAGTTCGTGAAGTGGTGTCTGCAAGAGAATTGTGGCAAAAGATTTTAGAAACAAGAATGCACACTGGTGAGCCATATTTGCATTTCATTGACACAAGCAACAATGCTATGCCTGCGTTTCAAAAAAGCAAGGGATTGAAAATTCGTCAGTCAAATCTTTGTTCAGAAATTGTTCTCCCTACCGACAAACAACGAACAGCTGTATGCTGTTTGAGCTCAGTTAATTTGGAGTACTTTGATGTTTGGAAAACCAACAAACTTTTTCTTCAAGATGTTGCAGAAATGCTTGATAACGTTCTTCAGCATTTTATTGATAACGCCCCTTCTGTTATTGGCAGGGCTATTTTTTCTGCTAGGAACGAGCGTTCAATTGGTGTCGGCGCTCTTGGGTTTCATGCATACCTGCAAAAAAACAATATGCCGTTCGAAGGAGCGTTAGCAAAATCAGCAAACATTAGAATG